TATTGGTAATTCACCCACCAATTTAATTTTAAAGATGGTTGTAGTTTATGTTTGATAGACTCATCAACATCTACAGGCGGTTCATAGTTTCTAGGATCTTCTTTTATGATTTTATCTGTAAGTGGCCCTACAATTTTATCCCTAAACCAATCATCTACATCTATTAGTCCTAAACTACCCGATATATTTCCAGCAAGTTTATGACTATAATCGTTACTGTTGTCTACATTATCTTTTTCTGCTTGTTCAATACAAGACCAAAGATAATTCATGACATCATCAGATAACTTTGTTTTATACAAAGGAATATTTGGAAACTGCCAAGGTTCCCACAATACTTCTTTCTCTTCAGGCATCTCTCTTTGGATAGTAAACTTCTACATAAGATTCACACTTAGGACAGTGGAGGTTAGTTACGAAACTATACTCCATATCTTCAAAATCGTCAAGATCATGATCGCCACCCCATATGAGTTCGGTGTTGCAATGCCAACAGTTCACTTCTTAAACACTCCCAATTTTGCTAAGAGATATACTGATAATATAGTCCAGAATACAACTTCTAATCCTACATTGTTCATTGATACCCTCCCAAATCAATTTTAACTAAAGTTTCACCTTCATGTTGTACTCTCTGTGGTTGGCCTATCTTGTCTAGGATCTCAGCAGCAATCTTTTTCTTAGTGATATCATAAGGTATGGGTGCGTTTGCTACACATACTCTGATACATTCCCATTGTTCATCAGTAAAAAAGTTATTATGATACATTAGATACCTACCAGTTTTCTCTGTCTTTCAAAGTAGTTATGCAGCAACCATGAACTACTGTTCTTCTTATCGGTTCCACCGATACCGAACTCCATTTCAACTCTCGGATCGTTACCGAACTTATCTGTCTCTGGTGTATTGTCTGATCCACGATCTCCACCATTGGCAAAGACTACAGTTTGTGCAATCTCCAAACATGCAGAGATGGCATTACAAGCAGAACCATGTTCATCATCTTCTACTGTAATCACAGCATCAACCATGTCTAGATGCCTTATAATTTCGGCGCGTTCCTTCCATGATTGGAAATACTGTCCTTTCTTTCTAGTCAACCATTCTTCGGTGTTTAATCCTACTACAAGATAATTAGTAAGTTCTCTTGCTTGCTCAAAGTAAGCAATATGGCCACTATGAAGAGGATCGAAACCACCTGTGACTAGAGTAAGTATTCTCTTCTTAGTCATCAAACTCTCCTTTCCGTGCTAAGTATACCTTAACATCATTATACTGCTTTTTTATGCTCTCGGCAAACCAGTTAGCTGGATCTCTACCGTCAAAGACTTTCATCTGTGAGTCTGAAAATATGCCGTTATCTGTCCAGCATACAATGTATTTTGTCATGAGAAGAAGGAATCAAGTGTATTCTTACGTTCGGTCTCCCAACCGATGCAATCAAGGATAACCTTTATAGGTTCTAAGAATGATTTACTAAACTGTAGTTCATAGTCTATATGTTTATCTAGGTCAAGTTCTGTAGGAAAGTCTTGAATAAAAGATATTACATTCTCATGCATCCAGTTGGGAGTTTTCAGATAACAAAACTTTATCTTCTCACCATTATTAATCGAGGCATACTTATGATCTATCTGTTTCTTCTTTGTATAATGATTATATAAGATCGCTCCACGAACATGAATAGGGCATCCCTTTAGATACATGTCGGAAGAGGACTTCCACTTTTCTACATTAGAAACTGTACGAGGAAATGCAACTTCTGCTGGTGGTAATGATTTGAATTCTTTTCTGCACTGTTCGATATAGTCAATTACTTCGTCTTCTGTTCCGTTCATCAACAATTTGAAAGCATCTTTCAAGAACTTTCTACATGGTGCAGGGGTAGAAGTCTTGATGGCTTCAATACCCATGATCTTGAGTTTTGCATCTTCATATCTTACACCTTCACTATCCCATACGTTTAAGATATATCTTTTCTTTGCCGTCCATATACCAGTTGAAGCGATGTTCTCTCGCTTCATGATCATTTTTTGATCGTAGGCGTTAACGTAGTCTGCCAATTCTTGGTAAGAACTTTCAATATAAGGCTCAAGTTCCACTTCACAGACCTTGTTAAGGAAAGAGACAATGCCCTCAGTAGTTTTTTCTCTCCCTTTGTATACAGCTTCGACCAGATCACCCATATGCAAATAGATAGAATCAGTATCACTAGCAATAACATAATCTTTACCCTCCGTTTTTAGAATAGTGTTCATCTTTTGATTCATTTTGTTCTCTATCCAACGAATAGAAACTTGTCCTGATAGAGTGATTGCCTCTGCGTTCGCCAATTTAAAGTAACGAAAGTATTGATTACCAATCGCACCATAGGCAGAGTTGAGAGCAATCTTTTTAGACATCTGAACATTGTTGCATCTTGCAATCTCTTTCTCAAGATCTTTAGTAGGAGATTTCTCATATGCTTTTTTTGCTTTGATCATTCTCTTCTTGAAGATGACACGTTCTTTGTACATCTTCTCCATCAACTCAGGTAGAAATCCTTTCTTCTCCTTACTATACATTGCACCATTGGCACAGACAGCAAAGTCCTTATACAATTCAAATGTATCTTCTTGATTTAGTAATCTTTCTACTGTTGCACTAGGATGTTTTTTATCTTGAAGAGTCTCTGGGGAAATATTATATTGCATAATCAAATGCGGATATAGTGAGTTAAGGTCAAATGACACTACCCATTCATATCTACCAGGCTTCGGTTCCTTTACATATGCACCAGCATACTTTGCATCTTTAGAATTACGATCTTTTTGTGGGATAACTATATTCTTTTTCTTTAGATAATTGTATATGATGGCATCCCATGTGCGAACTTGGAAAGCGACATCTGTAAAATTAATCTTTGCGTCATAGGCACGAGTGCAACATAGATCAATCAGTTTTAATTTATCCTCAAGACGGTCTACCAGTTCAACGTCAACGATGTTGTAATCTACAAACTTTTGCCAGTTCTTTGTATAAAACTCACGGAAAGTATCAAACTCACTGTGGTCTAACTTCTGTTGTCCTAGTTCCATGAGAGCAATATGATCCAATCGGAAACTCTCTTGGTTTGAAGTTGCAGGGGATTTCTTGTATAGATCTAGATAATCAATTACAGATACGCCTGCAATATCATATACAATGTTTGCTCTACCAGCAATAGTGATTTCATTTTTTCTTACGATACCCCAAGGAGAAAATCTTTTTGTAAACTTCTCTCCCATAAGTCTGTCTATTCTACCTAAAAGATAAGGTATATCATACATCTCACAGTTCCACCCTGTAACGACCTCAGGCGTGTGTCTTTGCCACCAATCTACAAATGTAGTGATCAATCCTTCTTCACTGTGGCAGTCCACATAACGGTAGTTCTTCCTATTAGGATTAGTCTTGTATGGTCTAGATCCGAATGTAGTAATAAACTTTGTATTATAATCTTGTACAGTAATTAGTAATAGTTCTTCTGCAACATTAAAGACATCAGGGAAACCACTCTCCGCAGCAACCTCGATGTCAATAGTAACTAATTTAATTTTGTTTAGGTCAAACTTGATCTCATCCTCTGGATAGTTCTCAGAGATATATTGATGCACATATCTTTCATTACCATATATGTTGAAGTTTTGAACCTGTGAATACTTATCTATAAATGCTCTACAATCTTTTATCGTGCCTGGTTTGACAGGTTCCACCAATTCACCATCAAGTGTTTTCCATTTACTTCTCTTTCTTTTTGTAGGCACATAGAATGTGGGATGAAACTCTTGTCTATCTTCAAAATGTCTACCATTATCATACCCTCTAATCAGCATACTATTGCCAATCTGGAAAACATTTGTATAAAACTTCATTCTTTAGTAGCTAATTTCAAATATGAATCCACTAGTGATTTGTGTGGTTCAACTAATGATAATATTTTATCAGAACATATCATAATGTCAACATCGTCAGTTAAATCTCCTAACCAAGGCGACATTTCTTTACCGACTATTTTATATGGTGATATCATTTTACAGTTGGGATCACCAATATCTAATGCTGCAACTTCTTCTACTGCTGATATTAACGTATCGCCATTTACCAATACTATTATTTTAATTTCCTGTTCCATTCATTCTTGCCTCATAAGATTCTTTGACCATTTTCTTTGGTTCTACTATAGCTACTACCCAACTAGGATCTATGGATATCTTTTTCTCGTCCGATAGAGGCATAAAAGGA